GTTCTTTAGTAGTACAGTAAGGTTACGGTGTGAAGTTGGGTAAACGTGGAGGGTACTTGAATCCCTGTTGACCCCGGGAATTAACCCGAGTCTGTGGAGCACAGCCGTTAAGGCAGGAAACTGTCCATAATCTCTTGGAAGACAGGCGATGGCTATGAAGCAGGCGGAATTGGACGTTGCACAGGTTTGGAATCCTGGCACCCGATGGATCACCTTTTTAATTAGGAGTAGGTATGGGAATATTTTCAAATGCGATTAGAGACTACCTTTGGTTTTTAGTACCAGGGCCTCCTGGAGGGGATAGGAGGAGTCTTGATACACGCAGGGAAGGTGAAGGGGATCGCCGCAGGGATAGGCTGGGGGCATACCAGTGGAGAAATGTACGTAAAGAATTCAGACACCGTTTGGTCAGTGATAGAAGAGATACGGGCAGACGGAAACGTAAATAGATTATGGTGACTTTGTTACATGCGGTGTCTCGCTCGTCATTACCCGGGTCGCCACCGGGGGCAGAAGGCCATACGCAAAGTCGCCGCCATTTTAAATGAAAGAAGCTAAGCAACAAGTAGTGCCACGCATAACATTTCCCCGGAGCAAAAATGGGTTAACTGATTATGGCACGGAAGTGGAGGCCCACAATAGAAGAGAGTCCTGCCCTATTTGTGGCAGCAGTGTCAACTTCCTGGAAACAGTATCATCAGAGATATGCTACCAGTGTAACTATCAAGTTGATTATTGGCACGGGCATAATAGGAGATAAAGTTGGGAGGGTGTAATGTCAAATGGTGAAATGAGTTTTTACATAATGTTGTTCAGCTTTTCCCTTGGGTTAGTATTTATGTGGGTAGGGCATATGCATAAGGAAAAGCTCAAGAAAGAACAGATACAATCTGAACGTAAGAAATATATTATTGATATGGGTAATACCCCTACCCCGCCATTAGCGGATGGGGGATTACTAGTACCTGAGGGCATTAGTGCAGAGAGCGTAATGCAGGGGTTTTACGGAGTTCCTATAGTATCTGACGACAGTGTTCCCGAGGTAGAAATACGTGTACAGGGGAGTCCTGAGGAGTTACGGCAGGGCATAGCGACTATATCATATGATCCTGCGGAGGGGTCAGATAGGTCGGCAGTACTTATACGCCGCGGGGATACTACGTTAGTAGACAGAGTAGACATGTCTGGTATAGATATAGAAATAAGCCAAAGACTAGCTGAAGCAGCAGCACGCTCCATGGATGAAGCTTTGATGAATGGTCTCACGCAATCACCAGCGCCCCCTGTAGGGTTCCGGGATGGGGTAACGGGTACGCGAGGGGTTGGTGCAAGAAAAACTAAAATAATGAAGCAAAATACTGGAGCACCCGCCAAGGAGGAAGAAAAAGAGCACGCACCCCTGAGGAGAAAAGTACGATTACGAAATAATTAGTGGTTAGACCTATATAGCTTTCTTTGTTGACACAGAGTAACTGTAGCGGTATCATAGAATACTAATATGAGGAGGAATTTATGTCAGAAAAATTAGAGGGTAAGGATGTAAACGAAACCACGATAGAGGATATGTGGAATACCTTCATGGATAGATCCTCTCGTCCTGGATCCAGTATTGAAGACATAGAGGATAACAAACAGGCGTTTTTCGCTGGGGCCTCTTGCGTAATGTTTTTAATATCGTCAGCGCAGGAGATGCCAACAGAGGATCTATTTTTGGAGAGAATTAATTCTATAGATACTGAAATGGCAGAATTCGTTGAGATGTTTCAAAAGGTAGAGGATCTATACGATAAAGGTTTAGTATCGAGTATGGGGGCATGAGCAAACGTTTGCGCATTGTTCGCAAAATTGATTTGGTATGTATGCCAGAGCCGTATCCGGTACCGCCGAACGGAGGCAAGAAACCGCTTAACGACAGATTAACGGATGTAATGGCTGAATCGTTATCAAGATCCGTATTCCCTGTTGAGGTAGTTGGTACGTTAGGTGTAGAACTAGAGCAAAACGGTGATGTTACTAGGATAATATTACCTAACACGATAACCTTAGTTACTGACATGTCGGATTCAGGTAGCATAGCGTTGCGCGGGTCACATAGCACGTTGAGTGTACTGGACGCTATGGGAACCCCAATAGAGGGTGATGTAATAGGGCTGTTCTTTAGGTTCGAGGATCCAGTACTATCCCGTATGTTTACCCACGAAGGGGATGGGTGGGTACGTATGGACAGTAATACCTGCCATATACACCGAGGGGACACAGTAACCATTAGGCCAGAGATGAGAATAGCACTGGAATGAACAGAAGAACCCTTATTAAGCTACTAATTACTGTAATGGTAATGCCTATGGTAACGCTTTCAGATACCAACGAGGACGACGATGAGTACGCCTGCGACTATACTCTACCAGAAGATACGCCTGAACCTGTCCCTTACCCAGAACTACTAGCTTTATAGAGGATCCCATGGATAAAAAAAGAATAAGAGTAGGCCGAGGAGTAAAAAGTACCTCAATAACCGATTTAACGGTAGAGGTTCTACAAGACCATATCTCTAAAGAGGTTGGTAAGGTACTGGAGTCCCGGGGTCTGGAGTCACAGGGGGACGATATAGAAAGACTGGAAGGTAAATTACACACGGTTGCAGTTATATTGAAAGACCTGAACTCTTCCGTTGCCCTCGCAGCATCCACCACGGAGAGAAGTGCGCGGGTAGTACTCAATGAACTATTAGACAATATGCAAAGCGGACTATCTAACGTGCATCTTCTTTTCGAGGAAGAGGAAGGGCTGGTAGGCATTAGCGAAACTGTACGGACAAGCACCGGGCAAATAGTGCGCAGGATTAGACCAGTAGGGGCGGACAATATATCAGCAGCTTTGCGGGAAATAGTAAATGAAATGCCAGAGGGGATGGAGGGCATAGAGGCCTTGGCCTGGGACGATGATTCCGTAGATATACCTTTTGAGGAAGATTGATTACAACTTATATTCTGGGAGGAATTAATGGCAACAGTATTAGACCCTTATTTAACCCGACTATCCGATAGCTTGATGCTGTCAGACTTGCTCGGGTGCGATTCCGTTTACCGACACGGCATACCCAATAACCTTAAGGACAATGAGCAGGATAAGCTATCCGAGGGTATGTTCCTGGCGGAGCTAATGGATAGTTTGCAGGATGACTACGGGCCATACTCAGTATGTTATGGGTACATATCCCCGCGCCTAAGTAGCCGGGTAGTGAAATACCAAGACCCAGATAAACCCTCGTACCATCGATGGGATGACGGCGCCGCGTTGGACGCATGTTTCCATGAATGGGTGCAAAAAGAAAAGCACAGGGGCGCACCAATATATTTAGCCCACCTGATCGACGAGGACTATGACTACTCCAGAATGATAACTTACTCAGAATCCCCGTGGATATGTTTGGCGACCAAGATCACAGAAGGCGACAGTGGTAGGCCAAGAAAAGCTTTCTACGAAAACCGATACACAGGAGTGTCAAAGGAAAAGCCTAAATTCATACAGAAATCGAAAGTGTTGATGAAGCGTGCGGAAGATGGGAAGAAAATAGTATTGCCTCATGGGTGGAAGGGGCAAGGGTGGCCCTCGTACCACGGAGGGGGCAGGGAGCAATATGAACATATACGTATAAACACGTACATGATGTTATCCGATTTACTGTACGACAGAAATAAAGTGGCCCGGGGCATACCTAACCCACCACCGGAAGATGGGTCGGATGATGCGTGGCACTTAAAAGCAGCAGCAGATGTAGTGGGTAACATAGTAGACGCCATAGGTAGCAGGGTCAGTATTGTACAAGGGTATTGCCCGGATACGTGGTCAGATGGTTTCAAGATAAGCGTAATACCCCCGGTATCTATCAGCGCGGATGATCTTGTCGATATACTTTACGAGGATGACTTGGTAGATACCGTTGGGGTGATACGAAAGGGTAAGGGGTTTGATCGAGTTAAGATATACGGAGTGAAAGATGTCTAAGGACAACAGAATACGCATACGTAAATCCGGGGACTCCGATAAAGTTGCCAAGGATATGTACAACCAGGGGGTGCAGGAAGGGTATAAACAAGGGTACGAAGTCGGGGACGTAGAAGGCAGGACTAAAGGATTAGAGCTGGCTAGAATGGAGCAAGCTAAAAAAATACCACCTAACGCGGCCAGAGATAGATTAAGAGTACACCCGGGCGCAGGGACTGAAGATAACTTTGAATACCGTTACAGGGTATCTATTGAGCACGAAAGGCGGGTGGATACTCTAGATACGCGATATTGCCTAACCGTGAGACCGATCAATGGGCCTAACCAGGATTCACTAGCCACACTGTTTTCCTTAGACCCCACCAGGCTGTCAATGACCGCGCTATCCGAAGAGGATCAGGTACATCGTATAGTAGAGCAAGTGTATTACGCTATCGTACCTGCTTGCGTACTATGTGGGTATATGAATGTGATACCACTTGTAGGTGCCGCATTAATGAGAACTTTGCCCGGGTCTGATACATACGGTAGTATTGTGGATCAACTATACGATATGGTGCAGAGTCAATTCAGGCTTGAAAAAAGAAAGGAGCAAGAAGCTCCCCCCCTGGCGAACAGGATAACTAACGTACTATTATGAGTGCATTTAAGAGAGAGTTAAAAGCCTTCCAGTTGAAATCTTCGTATCACCCGCAGGAAGGGTCAGACATAAGTGGGGTAGTAAAGGTATCAGACGAAGGGGGGCAGGGGTATGCCTATATAAAGTTCAGTGATAGACTACCCTCTATGCTGGGTAAGCATATGCCTTACGGGATTGGCCCGGATGATCAATGCTATTTGAAGGTTACCCGTATCACCAGTAGCGATGTTTACAGAATATTCTGCTACTACCTAAAGACAAATGTTGGTATATTGTTGTGGGAACAGAGGGATATACCGGAATGGTTACGTAGGATAAAGAGGAAATCATATGAAGACAATTAATGATCTAATAACACATCTGGCACAAATACGAGCCAAAGAAGGCGGGGATTTACTATTGGTAGATCCTGATGGAGGTGAAGTAAGTAACTTACAGGAATTATGCAGTGTGGGCGAAGGTAACCTATACATTAGCGGAGGCGTATCTCGGGTAAAATCAGCAGAGCCGCCAACAGAGGCTATAATAGAGGAAGTGGAGAACGGGCCAGACAAAGAAGCGAGGAAAGAGACCACTAAAAAACGGTTTGGCAGGAACAGAAATAAGTAACTAATCGATATTTGAAATCGATTGCAAAAAGCCGGGGAACATAACCCCCGGTTTTTTAATGCCTATTATCCTTGTGATTTTACCCCCTCTGAATTACACTAACGTAAATCTGACAATTCTGTAGGTGCAGTTTATGGGCGCAGGGGAAAAAATGCTGTATAAAGCAGAGGTACAAGAAGTACATTCCGGGGACGATTTAGTTTTAATGGTGGATCTCGGGGTAGATGGCTTGCATAAGAAGGTACGGGTACGCCTCCACGGTGTAGACACTCCGGACGCCTTTAAATCTAGTAACAAAACAGAAGCTGGCGAAGTACGGGATACCGTACGCAAGCTAACCATGGGTCGTAAATGTAATGTGCACGTACATACGCAAGGCCGGGGCGGGTGGATCGTAACCCTGAGTATATGTAACGACGATGGTTCTCTTACCAACCTGAATAAAATATTAGCAGAAGCTGGTCATGTTTATAGCAGGGCAAATACAAAGGGAGTATCCGCAAGTGGCTGAGCAACGAAAACGAAGAGTACGGGTCAAGAACACTAAACGGGTAGACGTAACTTCTCGTGCCATTACCTTAGGTAAGAACCGCAGGGGGGATACAAGCAGGCAGAGGGAAGACGCAGACGAATTCATATCAGCAACGGATATTATCGTGGAAACACCGTACCAGATGGCTGGCCTATCTCAGGTATTCGAGAAATCTAATATTCTAAGACAGTGCGTATCCGCCATGGAGACCAACATAGCCAGATATGGTTACCGTATTGTCGCGGTTAAAGAAGGTCAGGAAATGGATAAGGATGAGGTAGAGATACTACAGTCATTTATCGATTACGCTAACCCGGATGAATCCCTTTCTATGGTGCACAGTAAATTTGTGAATGACTATGAGAAATATGGGTTCGGTTTCAGAGAAATTATGCGTAACAGGTTCGGCAAGGTAACCCTGGTACGGCACGCAAAGAGCTACACTATCCGCCTACTTAAGAAAGGGCAGGACACGGTAGAGGTTACCCGCAAGATATCCAGAAATGGGAAACAAGTCTCAGTCAAAGAGCGTAAAAAATTCCGCAGATACGTACAGATTTTAGGTGGAACTAAAACATATTTTAAAGAGTTCGGTGACCCTAGGGTTATGGATTACCGTACTGGGCGATTCGATAGCGATGATCATCCGGTGGAAAAGGGTAACGAAGCTACCGAGTTATTACACACAGGCCAATACTCAGAAGACGTGTACGGAATACCACGATGGATATCACAGTTGCCTTCCATATTGGGTAGCAGAGAATCCGAAGAGGTTAATCTTAGATATTTCGAGGACAACACTGTACCGCCGATGATGCTATCAGTTGCTGGGGGCAGGCTAACCAGACAATCTTTTACAGATCTGCAAAACTTGCTAAACGGGCAGGGCGTAGGTAAAGAAAGGCAGAATCAAATTCTACTGGTAGAGGCTATACCAGAGTCTACGGGCCTAGATGACAAGGGCACCGTATCACTTAAGGTAGATAAGCTTGCGGACGTAAGGCAGGGGGATGGACTATTCCGAGAATACGACGAAGCTAACATGGGTAAGGTTAGATCTTCCTTTAGATTGCCTCCGGTAGTTATTGGCATGTCGCAGGATATTACTTTCGCCACAGCCAACGTATCAGCGTTCCTAGCAGAGACCCAGGTATTCTTACCTGAGCGTAAGATGCATGATAATCATTTTAATAAATCTTTTGTTAACAGTGAAAAAGGTCTTAATTTATCCACAGTACGTTTGGAGAGTAAGGCGCCAAGTATTACCAACCCAGAACAGGTTATTAAGTCACTAACTGCATTGAACGTAATGGGTGGGGTAACCCCACGCACTGCCATAGACACTGCCAATGAGGCTCTGGAGTTAAGTATCCCTCAGTACCCAGATAAGGGTACGGAAGGTTGGATGCCCTGGATGGATGAACCTGTTGCCTTCGCTTTGCGCGGGGCCAAGTTGGGGGAAAACACTCAGGACGAGCAGGGTGACAAGACAGAAGATATTAAAGATGAGGAGGAAGATGGCGACACTTTGCCTAAGCCTCCAGAAAAAGGTCAAGAGTAAAAGTGGACACAGAATGCTCGTGTGCTAATATTAGCATCATTAATATTATTTGAAATCGATTGCAAATATGGGAAAACTTATACAAAAGGACGAAGATGGCTACGAGCGCATAGTATTCGCTGAGCTACTTATTCCTGACACTCCCAATACCTACGGGGATTTCCACACTAAAGAATCGGTGAGGGAGTTTGCATACGGGTTCATGATTAACGGGTTCGATATAGATACGGATCACGATAACGTTGATGTATCGGACAGGGTTAAGATAATAGAGTCTTTCATAGCCCGGGTAGGTGATCCAGATTTTATTGAGGGATCGTGGGTAGTAGGTATGCACATCGGGGACGATGACATATGGCAGATGGTTTTGGATGGGGACATAAACGGCTACTCATATGAGGCCCTGGTTAAGTTCTTTGATATAGATCTTTTAGTACCGGACAACAATACAGTGTACGGAGTGACAGAGCCGGACATAGGGGACGGACACGTACATAATTTCTTCGTATTGATCAATAATGAGGGCAGAGTTCTGGCAGGGGGCACAACGGAATCCATGGGGCATTCCCATACGATATCCACGCATACTTTTACAGATTCTGAGTTAGGACACAGCCATATTTTTAATATACTTTCAGGGGAAGGGGCGTAATCAATGACCACCGATGGAAAAGTTCGTAGTGTAAAGCTGGCTAAATTAGTTGACCCTGAGTACGTTTCTCTAGTAAAGTTACCTGCAAATAGGGCAGGTTTTAAAGTTATACGCAGTCAGGAAGAACCAGAAGGCGAGAAAATTATGAAAGAATTGACACCTCGAAGACGTACCCGCAGTAAGCGCAGTGATGACAAATTACTGTCTATTCAGTTGCCAGAAGGTTCCACCGCATCGCAAGCAGAAGAAGTTATGACGTATTTCGGCCTGGGCGATGATTATACGGTATCGGAAAGAGATGACGGTACTATCTACCTATCTCGAAGGGGTGTTTCAGACGAAGGTGTTGATGTAGTACACATGGATATAGGCGATGGCATGACGGCTAACATAGCAGTCAGTGCACTACGGTCAGACAAGAAATCAAATATGCCTGGGGTCAAATTGATCCGAATGGACTTCGATGAATCTCATTTCACATCTACAGAAGCAGTACGAAGCTGGCTAGAAGAGCGCAAGGTAGATTACCTGGAAGGCGGCGTAGAAGTTGTAGAAGGCGGGGTTATCGTAACCCGAGCAGATGCCGGGGAAGAAGAAACACGAAAAGTAAAAATGGGTGATGGCATTGTCGGTTACGTTATTCGCGCCGAGTCAAACGATGTCCCCACTCTGGTATACAGAGGGGTAGTAGAGTCGTCCTACGGTAACTGGGGTTGGGGACAATTAGATTTTGCTCAGGCAATGTTTGACCCGGAATTCACTTCATTAAGCTGGGATGCCTTGTACACCCTACAAGATGTTTTAGAGAACATCATATTCTACAGCTCCCTACCTCTCGCAGAGAGACAGGCGCTAATCCGAAATGCACTAACCCAATACGGCGAGTTCATGTCAAGTCTCATTGAAGCCTTACCAAAGGCGGTTATTGAGGCGGCGCGGGCAGACCGAAGTAAGTCTAATCATAAGGAGGCAGATATGTCTACGGTAACAAAAGAAGATAAAGCTGAAGATAAGGTAGTCCGTGAAGACGAATCTGCTTCTTCTGGTAAAAAAACAGAAACAGTGGAAACCAAAGATACGGATGAAACTGTGAAACGCGAAGATGGTGAGTCAGGGGATTCTACTAAAGAAACTACTGATGATAATACAGACGAAGGTTCTGAAACCATTACTCGTAAAGATGTTGAAGACATTGTAGCTCAGACTGTAAAAAAGACTGTGGAAGCAATGGAGGCAAAGACTACCCGAAGCGATGAGGGTACGGAAGAAACTACTGATACGGATGCAGATGATAATTCTGTAGAAGCTTCAGTGGCCAAAATCGCTCGTTCGGTAGCCGATTTAACTAAAACGGTGGAAGAGTTGGGCAATAGTACGGTTGCGAGATCTGACGAACCAGACGCAGACCAGGATGATACGGATTCGGTACAACGTGACGATGTATTTGCTGGGGCTCTTGGTGATCTGGGCGGACTGAAATCAAATCCGTAGTATTTAACTTTAATAATTAATCCTATCTTTTAAGGAGATTACACAATGGCTTTAAGTAACGAAGAACTCGCCCGCCGTGCAGACCTAGCTCTTAGCGACCTCAGCACGAATGGGGGCTTACTATCACCTGAGCAGGCTAACCTGTTCATCGACAAGGTACAGGAACAACCTACTATCCTAAATCAGGCTCGTATTGTTCGTATGAATGCACCTTCCAGAAAAATTAACCGTTTGGGTTTCGATTCTAGAATCTTGAAGGCGGCTACGCAAGCTGGTAGCGCTAACGATGATGGTAGTAATGATCGCTACCTCGCAGAAGCGGATCGCTCATCTCCAACTAGTGCGCAGATTACACTGACTACCAAGGAAGTCATTGCTGAAATACGTCTGCCTTACGAAGTACTGGAAGATAACATTGAAGGCCAGAGTTTTGAGTCTCATGTTATGGGCCTTATCGCAGCGCGTGCGGCGCAGGATCTGGAAGAGTGGGTTATCCAAGGGGATACTGCTTCAGGAGATGCTTTCCTTGCATTGAATGACGGCTTCCTGAAATCAGCTACAAGTAATGTATTGGATAACGCTAGTTTAGGTATATCACCTACTATGTTCAAGACAGCTTTGCTGACCATGCCTCAGAAGTATCTGCGTAACCTTACACAGCTTCGCCACTTCGTTACTGTAGCGGATCATATCCGTTATCGTGATAATGTATCGAAACGTGCTACGGGTTATGGTGACTCAATGTTGACAACTAATGCACCAATTAATGCATTCGGCGTACAGGTTGATGCAGCACCTCTGATGACAGCCTCAACAGGTCTGTTCACTTTCCCTCAGAACATGCTGTTCGGTATCCAACGTCAGGTTCAGGTAGAAACTGATAAAGATATCCGTTCTCGTGAAATCATCATCGTGTTAACTGCACGTATTGATGCGAAGTGGGATGATGAAGCAGCCGTAGTTAAGATGATCAACATCTAAACTACCGGATAAACTGTCCCCCTTTTGGGGGACGTACGAGGAGTACATATTATGAGTTTGGGCACAAATGCAAATATGGGTGACGGAGGGCAGGGTTTTCATGGAGATGGCCCGAATTCAGCCGAAGCACTTATTAAAGAGCTACAAGGCCTTAACGTAGAGTTGCTTGCGGGAGCGGCGGCGGACACCAAAATTGATGTCGCAGCTATTCGTTCCGAGGACACTGTACTAAAGGCGTTAAATAACAATGCAGGTACTATTACTGACATTACTAGCACTATCAGTATTAATGCACTAGCTGCATCCGGTACTTTACAGTGTGGTACGGTAACCGCAGGCGAAACTGTCCAGGTAAATGGGGCTACGTATACCTTCCAGGTTGCGGCGGCTACTACACACCTACAGGTTCAAATTGGGGCATCGGCCACAATCAGTGCTACTAACCTGAAGAACGCTATTAACCTTTACGAAAATCGTATTGGTGCAGGCCCAGCGCCTATAGTAGCTACTTCTACTACTGATACAGTAACAGTAACTGCCACTACGGAAGGTACCGCAGGAAACGCTATTGCTACTGTAGGCGATACAAACATTACCGCAGGTGCGGCTACATTGGCTGGCGGTACTGCTACAGGTGGTATTCAATCCACAGGTATAACTAATCAGGTAATACTGTTCTGGTACAATAAGAACGCATAACTAGATTTAACTTTTAAATAAAGAGGTGTAAAAATGTCAAACGTAAAATTAACTTTGGTACACGCGGCACGGTACGGGTCACCGCTTATCAATGACGGTGAGCCCATTATGCGCGGGGAGTCAGTTACAGTAGATGAGGGTACCGCTAATAAAGTACTCAGAGCTACTTTCACTGATAAAGCAGATAATGTTCACACGCTATTTTCGGCAGAGCAAGTTAAGGCTACCAGGAAAGCTGCGAGTAAAAAAACAGCTAATACCACTGCTAAGCCAAAAGCTACAGTTAAAGCGAAAACACCGCGTACCAGAAAACAGGCGTAATTTAAGGGGAGATAGCTGGTGAGACTTGCCACTACAGACGAAGTACTTAGTAGAATGAGTATAAATTCTACTATGACTGGTAACATCGCATCAGCTACCTCCGCCCTTAATTCGGCTACCCCTATTGTAGAGGGGGCCTTGGGCACAAGTATTCTGTCCAGCCTACGGGAAGACTACTTCCAATACCAAGTACCAAGATACCGGGAGAAATTTGTCCCAGTAACACTAAATTTATCTCAAGGGTTTGTATATACAAAGGCGGGATCTTTGACTGTATACGAATCACTTAACGGTAACGCCATCACAGATGTAGCGGATACCACACAAGCCAAAGTAGTTGTAGCCACTGATTACATAGTTGATCACGTAATGGGCACAGTAACATTGTTACGGGATGTCACCGTTGGCTACCATACCATAGTAGTTAAATATAAAGCTGGCTATGGGCTTAAAGAGGGGCTATTCGAGGATATACCAGAATGGCTTACGGAAGCTGGCATAGCAAGCGCGATAAAGTCTATGCTAAGCCAATCGGTACCTAACAATAAAAAAGATTCCAGGGACACTTCCCGGGATGTTAATGCGCATTTCTTACTAGTGATAAACCCTCACGTACGCCCGGTAATGTCAGGCGCATTCCCTAACACTACGAAGATACTTAAAACGGATATTTAATGGCCGATATACCTATAAGTGCTAAGGTCACTGGGGTAGTTGACCTTAACAGTAAGATAGGGGCGTTACGTGCCGCAGTCATATCTATTACTGCGGGTAAGCAGGTACAGGATTTACTGATAAGTCGTATAAAGAAAAGATTTATTACCAAGATAGGCCCAGACGGTAAGCGGTGGAAGGATAATTCACCTACCACGCAGAGATTACGCCGTAGGGCGGGTAAGCGGGCCAACTACCCTTTGGTATCATCTGGGGAGTTACGTAAAAGTATTAAAGTAATACGAGGTAGGATAGCTTCCGGAGCAACGGGTCTGGTAACTAACTCGAGATTCGGGTTTCGTATAGGATCAGCATTGCCTTACGCAAATGTACAGCATAGAGGTGGATTCTCCAACTGGCCGGGCAGGGCAAGACGAATACCTGCCAGACCTTTCTTAGGTATAGGCCCACAGGATGTTACTGCGGTGGAAGGTTTAATGAGAAAATTAATGGGCGGGTATGCCAAATGACAGCTAAGGTATCAGAATTAATTGCAGAAATAATCGCACGATGCAAAACATTACCTGAATTCGGTGATCGAGGGTATTCTGTATACGATATGGACGACCTGGAGACAACCGCGTTTAACGGATTCCCCTTGGTGGCGGTTACCTACGAAGGTAGGGAGCCTGTAGATAATTCAGTTAATGGGGTGGCGCGGGGTAGCTGTAGCGCCACAGTATTAGCATTAAGATTCATGGTGGTAGTAGGGGTAGAATACCAATCGATCAGTAACGAGGATACTAAACCTACTGCCACTGATTTGCTGGACGCTATAATACCCGTTATGCTAGGATACAAGGGTGTTAATAATAGACCTTGGAAATTGGTTGGTGAAACTCCAGTAGATGGTGCACTTGAAGGTGTAATATTCTATGGTCAGATATGGGAAACCGAGATCATTATTTCAGGTAGTTTTGTACAAAATTAAATATTGAAGGAGATTCATCATGGCAAATTACTATTTTTCAGGTCAAGGTAGCTTATCTGTAGGCGTTCGAGATGCCAATGGCAAACCAATGGGCTTGGTACCTCTGGGTAACGTTCCAAACCTGGAGATTTCAATCGAAGTAACTAAGTTCGAGCATAAAGAATCTGAAACAGGTTCTCGTGCAGTTGACTTAACAGTTGTGCAGGAAAAGAAGGGTACGTTTACAATGACCCTGGAAGACATGAAAGCTTCCAATCTGGCGCTGGGCTTCTGGGGAACAGATTCCGTTGTAGCGGGTGCGGCAGTATCCGACGAGCAGGTTAAGGTCTACCACGATAAGCCAGTACCGCTGGACTTTATCAATGTGGAAGGTACAACTCCTGCACCTGTCGTAGGCGATGACGCTACTCCTACTACTACTTATGTAGATGGTACGGATTACACTATCGATCTGGCTAACGGAACTATCACAGCATTGTCTACGGGATCTATTACAGATCTTCAAACTGTATTCGTTGACTACACTCATAATGGTTCTACCAAAATGGAAGCGTTTACCGAGACATCTCTGGAACGTTACATGCGTTTCGAGGGTTTGAATACTATCGACAATACCGCAGTTGTTATCGATATCTTCAAAGCACAGCTTGATCCAGTTACTGGGTACGCAGTGATCAATGAAGACATCGCACAGATGACAGTTAACGGTAATGTTCTTTTGGATTCATTGCAGACTGGGGTATCTAAGTTCTTTACCCAACGTAATGTAGGTAGCTAACTTTAGTTAGCGTTTAGGATCGTTGCCCCTTAACTGGGGCGCGGTTCGTTATTAAATGGTGAGGTGTACAATGAGCGAAGCAGCAAAGAAAGTAAGTGATGACGAAGTAATTCAGGAAACTGCGGAGATTGTGGAAGGTCCCCCGAATACGATAACGTTGTCTACAGGTGTGGTAGTAACTGCACACAAATGCAAAGTACGACAGATAGGTACTGTACTATCATTTTTGTCTTTCCTGTTTAAGAAGTTAAACGTGGAAAGCGCAGAAGGGTTACAGGATTTATCGGCAGATTTTAAAAACCCGACCGTGTTGATGGAATTGGTTGGGGATTCCCTGGAGAGAGTAATTGATATAATTCAGTTATTCTGTGACCTGGATAAGGACGCGGTAGAGGATCTTGATATAGATGACTGTATCGCATTAGCGCTAAAGGAGTGGGAAGTTAACGAAACTTTTTTTACGCAAAGGGTGCTACCATTAGTCCGAGGACTGCGGGCAAACGCAGAAGCGTAAAGCATGATTTTGTAGATGGTATTACTGCATTAGTAGGGTTCGGTTTTGGTGAAGAGGAGGTACTGGATTTACCGCTAGATAAATTTAATCTATATTTGGATTCGGTGGGTAGGCATAGGGCTAGAGACCGGATGGATACCGTAAGTGATTTGGTATGCTCTATAGGATCCGCCCTGACGGGAAAAGGCCTTAAGGAGCACATGAAGTCACTGGAAGAATTATTGGAGAATAAGAATGGCGGTTGACTCCCGGTTAAATGTAGAAGTTAAAGGTACCACCAACGTACCCCAAACCCTCAAAACAGCACAATCATCTATTATACGATTCGTAGGGGCAGTATCGGCAGCAACCGCTGCCCTTAAGGCCCTGGCGTTCCCTGTAGCCTCTGCTACTGAATTCGATAAGACCTTACGTGATGTACAAAAGACCACGGAATTTACCGACAGGCAGATTAGCCAGTTGTCTAAATCCCTGGTTGAGCTATCCACTACCTTAAATGTTACTGCTAATGATTTAGGTATCATCGCAGCTAAAGCCGGACAGTTGGGCCTGGGGCGGGAAGGTCAGGCATCCATAGAAGCATTCACGGAAGCCACAGCAAGATTCTCCGCGGTACTCGACGTATCTGTAGATAGCGCGGCGGAGGGGCTTGCTCGTATATCTAATATCTTTCAGCTACCAATAGCGCAGGTAGAGAAAGTATCGTCAGCATTTAATGAATTATCTAATACCTCGACAGCATCTGGTCAGGTACTACTGGATATCGTAGCCCGGTTAGGTAACGCCGGGGGTTTGATTGAACTAGCAGATTCCGTAGCCCTGGCAGCTACCGCAATCGACTTGGGTCTAACTCCGGAAGTAACTGGTACATCCCTCACTAAATTCTTCTCAAATATGCAATCGAAGGCCGAAGAGTTTGCCTCGGTGCTCGGCATTTCTACCGATCAATGGGTAGCCAAGTTACAAGTGGATGGGGTAGACGCACTTAAAGAGATTCTTAAGCAACTCAATGGACTGGATGATGTCAGTAAGGCCCTACAGATACGTACGTTATTCGGCGGGGGTAGACTGTTCGCCGTAGCTAACAAACTACTTAATGACGCAAGTAACGATTTTGAGATACTGAATCGACATATAGATGACGGAACAGATGCGTATAACGAGGGAAGATCCTCTATCGATGAGTATGAGACCGTACTTAAATCACTGTCTGCGCAGGCTACAATATTAGGCAACACTATTACTGGAGTTGGTATACAGGTAGGGGAAGGGCTGCTGCCCCCACTCGTAACGGCTACTAAAGATCTACAAGAATTCTTTAAATCCGATGAGGTGGTTCAGTTCTCATTGGAGCTAGGCAACAGCTTTGAATCACTTATCGGATTTATAGTGGATCTAGGTAAGGCAGTAACTTCCATGGATGTCGAGTGGAGCAATGTTATCAACACCTTCCAATTACTTATTGGTCTAGGCATTGCCAAGTTATTTTTATCTTTGGGCAGATCCATAGTAGGGTTCGCTTTGTCCGCAGGTACTGCTACCGCTTCGTTCTCTGGTATAGGTACCGCTATAGTACGATTCATAGCGGGTACCGCCGCCGCAGAAAAGAAAATGGAGCAAACAGGGCAGGCAGCAGTATCTCTAGGTGAGAGGGTGCAAATAGCTGGGGAGAAAATAAGGAAGGCGGCGGCTGCGGCGCCTGGGGCGGCCAGGGATGCAGTTACTAGTGGCGATACCAGTATCATACAGAAACGTATTGTATTGCTGGAGCAGGAGAAGATACGCAGAAAGGCTATCCTGGTAGAGCAGAATCTATTACTGGATTCTACCCAAAGACAAATTGAAAAGGACAGGATTCGTGCAGCATCACTCACTACTCGAGGCGGGGCCAGAACTAAAGCACTACGCAAGGTAGAACTAGCTGAGAAGAATCTAGCAATAGCCAGAAAGAAAAATGAAGCCAGCTATTACCGAGGATTACGTGTAGTAAACGGGGAGCTGAGAAAACAGAGTGCCATACTCAACGGTATAACAGCTAAGAGCGTCCTACTGGGTAGAAGTTTCCGTGGGCTATTAGGCGCTGTACGGGGATTTGCCGGGTTACTTGCTCGTATATTCCTTAACCCCATAGGATTAGCCATAACGGCTATCACTTTGTTTGGGGACAAGATTGCCTCATTCTTCGGATTTGTGGATAAGGAGCAGGCTCGTTTAGCAAGAGATGCAGCTATTACCACCCGTAAATTGTTAGAGGAGAGGGAAAAGCTTATCTCTACGTTCACTACGACCAATTCTCAAGCCGCGGGGGGAGACTTCACCGTACGTAAGGTAGAAGTTGATACCACTTTGGCTACAGGAGGCATAAAGGCCTTAGAGGAGGCCACATCTCGTGCTATCGATAATTTAGCATTGCTACAGCGTTCGTTTGACGGCGCGGGGTTACAGGCCCAGGACTTTGAAAATGCTAATGTAAGATTGACAGGTGAGTTGGATGACACCATAGATCGCATACAGAAGGTTCGTAAAGAACTAGATACGGCTATGAATATTAACGCTCTGGACGAAGACTTATTTTCTGATGACGAAATTAAATCATTGTCTAGTGAGTTAGCTAAATTAGTTACATTGCAGACGGCACTCGAGAGCAAGATACGTATGTCGGAAGACGCATACGACAGCACCATAGATAAAGTGGCTAAATTAGGGCTGGCCCTGGAAGCGCAGGCAGAGCAGGTAGCCATGGCATTACCTCTGGGTACGGAAGGCGCTATTGATATACTAAAACCCTTTATTGAATTGAAAAAAGAACTGGTCACCACCGAGGCCAGTCTGGAAAAGGTTAAAGATAAATTAAAATCTCTTGTGGATACCGCAGACGATGACGCGGAGAGTAAGGTCAGAGATGCGTTGGTATTGCAGCAGAACCTGATTGACAAGCGAGCGCTGGCTATTGTCCAGTTAGATAATTTGATAAATAAGGCGGGGGAGTCGCCCGCTAACGCAACTGCTTTTAACAGCCTAACGAAAACACTCACTGACTTGGCCCGCAATGCCAATGTCAGTGTAAGGTTCCTGGATCTACTATCTGAGAAGATAGATGAAAATGGTAAATCGGCGGCAGAGAATACCGAAATAACCACGGAGTTACTAAGAAAGAAACTCATAGAGTCCGCTACCTACGAGAAATTAGTTAAAGGCGCTACTGCGTACGATGATGCCATACAGAAAACAGCCAAGAGTATTAAGGGCTCGTATGATAATTTATCTAAATCAGTACTGAAGCTACGCAACGATACCGAGAAGTCTTTGGCGGGGATTAGTCGTGCCTTGCAGGAGCGTAAGTTTTCCATAGAGATACAGATCAACAGCGAAAAGTTGGATAGAGAGTTACAGCTTACTCTGGATGACCTGGAAAAACTGTTTAAAATACGGGTAGCAGAGTTACGATTACCTGAAGGGTCTAGACGCGATAGCGCAATAGCTAATATCCGTGAACAAATAGATGCAGATAAAGATCTTGCTACCATACAGGCGGAGAATCGTAAGAATGAGGCTAAGGCTAAAGATCTGGTAAACAAGCGTGATCGTGCTGGGGGTAGGTTCCTGGAGGATCAGGCTAAGTTATTGGCAGATCTTAATACTCTACGTAAAGAATCTGAGGCCATTGCGGCTAAGGGTGTGGATGCCACACAGGAAGAACGTAAATCGATAATAGACCAATCTGCGGCATTGAACGCTCGAGCAACGGCATTGAGGGATAGTGCCAAGATTGTTACCGACCTTAATACACAGATAGCGTCCAGTGAAGATTTGGTTATTCATTTTGGTTTTGATAACCGAGAAATAAAGAGCGCCTTTGATGGCGTTCGTACTGCTTCAGGTGATTTCCTTCAAGATAGCGGGGGCTTAGTGGCCAGTAAGATTCTCGAGGCGGAGAGTCAGGTCAGGAAGACAACTAATGAAATAGCCGAGATAACTGCAAAAGCATCCGGGGATTTTGCGTCAGGGTTGAAGACTAACCTAGCAGATACTAATAAGTTCCTTGGGGAGCTAGGTAAGAACCTGGGTATAAATGCAGAACAGATAAGTAGTTTGAAAACCGCGTTTGACGGGTTCACTGCTCCCGCCCAAAAGTTAGCGGATAGCATGACAGAGGTATCTGAGTCGCTGGCCGGAGGGTTAACCCCAGACACTGAGTTTGGGTTCAGCGCCAGTAACATAAGTGAAGCTCTTAAGGCTGCGGTATTAAGTTCGGAGGGGGAGTTGGGTACTGACTTCACTAGGATATTTAGTTTGGCGCTTAAGCAGATAGATGAAAACAGTTTCGGCATAGACCCAACTAAATTAGCTGGTAATATACGTACAGCACTGGAAGTGGCCAAAGTAAGTATTACCCCTGATACGGTATTCGATGGATTGCAGGTAAAAGAATCCCTAGCTAAAGCAGTTGACAATGTACCACTTACGGTGGATATCAAGGGTAGGGTAACGTTAGCTAACAAAGATGGCGGAATTATAGATACGGGTAAGATACGAGGTGTTAGCGCTTTCGCCGGGGGCGGGGATGTATCAGGAGCAGGAACTGGAACAAGTGACTCTATATTATCCTGGTTGTCCAACGGTGAGTACGTTATCGATGCGGCCACTACCAGACGCTTTGGTTCAGGATTCTTTGAATCTATACAACGAGCAGCCAGGGCGGGTAGTACCATGGGCCTCCGTATCCCCCGCTTCGCTACAGGAGGGCTTGTCTCAGAGGCGCCAGGGGTTATAGGCAGCACATCGCCAAGCTCGGGTACCATAGGGGCGTCAGAGAGCGTAGAATTAACATTGAATTTGGCTGGGGAGACCTTTAAAGTAGCTGGGGCGAGGGATCAAGTTAAGGGCCTAGTCAGCGCGTTCAAGAAAGTAGGTAGAGGACTGGTTAAATGAGCATAACATTGAACGGCACAGCACTGAGTTCCTCCCTACAATGGGTTAATAGATACAATTGGTCTCCGGTGGCGCAGGCATCTAAACGTACATTAGGGGGAACCCTGGTAGTATACCCACAGGATCTTACTGCGGGCAGGCCAATACAGTTAGTTGCTAATGCAGAAACAGGATGGTTTACTAAGGATATGGTTGACGCTATGCTTAGTTTAGCTGCCCAATCTAGCGGACAGTTCGTTTTAGACTTCCATGGGGAGACTCATACGGTTATGTTTGCACATGAGGGCGGTAGCGCAATATCGTTTGAGCCCCTGATAAAAAAGGCTACTCCTTTGAGCACGGATTATTTCACCGGAACTATTAACTTATTTACTATATAATTGAAATCGATTGCAAAAAAGATAACAGGAGAATAGACCATGACTATACTGGCCGCAGAGTTAAAGCTATATAAGTCCTCAGTCGTAAATGACATAGGCAGCAACGGCGCGGGGATGTCTGCTAACCAGATAGTCACTGGCGTATCTAATAATATATTTCCAAATATACCACAAGCAGAGAGATTGGCTGGATCCACCAAGTACCGAAAGGCATTTTACAAGGTGGCTAACGATGCCGATGAGACTTTAGCTAATTGCAAAGTATTCATGACAAAACAAACCCCCTCCACCGACATGGTTACATTCTTCGCAGGCACGCAGACTGAAGTTAGAAGTACTGTATCAGCAGATGGTATTACCGATACAAAGGATCATTACGGAGTTGGTGATCTAAATGCCGATGTATCCGCAGCAGCTAACGTATTTGACGTACTGGTAGAGAATGACGCTGTTGAGACCATATTCAGAGATGGGGACGAAATTCGTATCTCTGATCAGGCCACGTTAGGGGGCGCGGGTAACGAGGAGTTTCACACTATCAATACTGTAACTTATGTATCCAATGTGGCTACAATAACCATTGTAGGAACCCTGGCTAATGCATTTACTACGGCAGGGGGTACTCACGTAGCAAGCGTACTGTCCGTATCAGACATAGTATCCTCAGGAGATACCTTTGCGGTAACCTCAACTGCGGGCACGTACGACGATACAACTTACCCTCTATTAGCAGATAATATAGGCGCGGTGGAGGAGACAGTAACTCTTACTTTTACCAGTGCTACAGCATTCGACGCGGTAGGAAGTATATCAGGGGCTATGGGCAGTGGAGCGATCGGTGGAGATTTCTCACCTAATAACGCAGACTTCACTAAGCCCTACTTCACACTTTCTACAGCAGGTTGGGGCGGGACATGGGCCACCTCTGATACGCTGGTATTTGAAGTACGCGCAGCGTCTACCCCTTTATGGTGTAAACGGCACGTACCAGCAGGGGCAACTAACGTATCTGGGAATAACTTTAAGATTGCGTTACGTGGCGAAAGTATCTAGTAATGGCCCAAGTACTCAGCACATCCCAGCAGGTATCCTTCGGTGTAGGTGACGGAAGGGTACCTCTACGGTGGACTCCCCACTTCGGTAATTGCGTTTCTACTGATATAGCAGCAAGTTGTTTTAGACTTTACCCTGACGTTGAAGCGATAGCTCGTGTTTCCATTGGTGATCTCGAGTACACAGGGCGCCGGGGGCAGGAATACAAAACAGAATATATAACGTTTAACGACTCGGATTCTGCTAACACTCAATACACCCCGATAGCAGGTAGCGTGGACGTAGATTTAAGTTTCGCTTTCGATAGTAACGGTGATGTATTGGTTGATATATCGTTTCACCATAATGCAGATACTGGGGAGATAGTAGCCTCTGCTAAGTTTACCGGGGCTATACGCGTAGAGTACATAACAGCTTATCGTATATATAGCTACAAACCTTACGTGGATCGTTTAGGTACGGGTATATCCTCCGGGTATTACGCCGAATATGGAACCCTGGTAGCGTTTTACCAAGGTAACATAACTACCTATACGATAGAGCCTCCTGAGGTTACCCACCCACAACGACACACAGAATTATATCGTGTTGTATCTAAGTATATTACTAATGAAAATGGGGCATGGGAGTATCCCGATACGTGGCCTGCGGGTACTTGGCCTGATGCGGGGGCTCCAGCGGACGGGGATGCGCTATCTATACATGAAAGGGTTCACGAGGTAGGGTACCTGCAATTGTACGCTTCCGGTAATGTACAGTTTAATAAGTATCTGGCTCGTAACGAGCAGCCTAAAGTAGCTATCCCAACATACTCCCCCAGTTACGAAGCAAAATGGACTGGAGATAATATATTAGATAGTTCAGATTGGAGTAGAGAATACGCGTCCGTAGACCTGCAAAGTATTATAAGTAGACTAGAATCCGAATACCCGGGTATATCTGGCACAGACAACGCTAATTCGGGGTCATAGTAATGCCTAGTATCATCTTAAATCCTCCTTACGTTATTCCGGGGCACACTATCAAGACAGTATTTGGTGAAGGGTCAGGCTTGTTTCT